GTAGACGTCGGGTGAGAGCAGGGTGAGCGCAGCCGAGTCCGCGGTGGCGTCATTCCAGGCGAGTGGGGTGAGGTCGACTTCCAGGTCGAATGTCGGAGTGTCGCCGGGATCGCCCTGGGCGAGGATGGGGAAGTTGGCGAGTCCGCCGTCGGGTACGGCAACGGCGAGGAAGATGTTGGAGCCGGGATTCCACTCGACGGGGATGCGCAGCTTGGCGAGGTCGAAGACCCAGTATTCGATGCCCTCGATGGTTGTCGTGGTTACGGTGGCCAGTGGCATTTCTGTTGTCTCCCTTTAACTCTGCGGTGCCAGGGTGAGCACGTTGATCGACTCGATGGTTCCGGTGATGAATCGCTGGAACTTCGCCAGCGGGGCCTCCTCGGCGCGGCCGTCGCCGACCTGCAGCATCAGGCTGCGCTCGCCGGTGTTCAGGGTGAACATGACGTTTTCGATGTAGTCGGTGAAGATCCGGGTGCGGTTCATATACACGATGGAGAACAGCGCGCCCCGGAACACGTCCTTGCCCAGCTTGTAGACTTCGTCGTTGCGGAAGATCGTGATCGCCGAGACGTATCCGCGATGGTCGAAGATCAGGTTCACGAATGCGAACAGGGTTTCCACGTTGTACGGCGAGGTGGCGGTGGCCTCGAACACCTCGATGCCGGGGTGGTAGGGGCCGACGGCGTTGCGGCGTTCGTAGACCTGCACCAGTTGGAACGCCAGCAGGGTGTTGTTGAGGAAGCCCTCCAGCAGGTTGCTGGGTATCCCGGTGAATCCGATCAGGATCGAGATCGAGTCGATCAGCCAGGAGAAGGTGGCATTCATCATGTCGTTCAACCACTTTGGGCTGCGCCCGCCGATGATGAACTGCCAGCCGCTTGGTGTGTGGAAGCTCAGCTTGCAACTGACCAGCGAAGTCTTGTCGCCCTGCTCCGGCATGATCAGTGTTGCCCACGGCGGAACGAAATTGATTCCCAGCACCGGGGATTCGTACTGGCCGGCCATTCCCGGGATCTGCGTGACGACCGGTTCGATCTCGCCGAAGAACGATCCGCCGACATTGACCACACCGCGCAACACGCTGTCCAGCACCGTCTTTGTCGGGCCCTCGATCTGCGATCGGTCTTTCGCGGTGACCACGTAGGTGGGCTGGTTCAGGTTGGCCCAGCGGTCCGGCTGTTCGTCGCCGGGCATGAACAGGTCGACCCGCACGTCCACCCCGTAGGCGGCGGTGATGTCGGTGATGACCGTCCCGCAGGATTCCATCCGCACAGTGCGGGCGATCAGTGGGGAGGTGTCGAGCAGCGGGTTGGTCCGCACCACGTACACCGGTGTCTTCAGCATCTGCAGAATGTTGCCGTTGGACTGCAGCAGGGTGCCGATCCAGGTTCGCATGTCCGGGTTCAAAGACAGTGCGTTGTTGAGGAACTCATTGATACCGGACTGGATTCGCAGTGCCTGCTCGGCCACCATGTTTTCGATCACCGTGCAGATGGCCCAGACGAACACGGCATGGGAGAACGGCTGGGCCTGGATGGGCAGGTACCACGACGGCCAGATGATCAGGTAGTTCAGAATGTCCCAGATGCCCAGCAGGTTCGCGGTGCCGGTCAGCGAGCCCTCTTTGAATTCGTAGTCGAAGCTCTTCACGTAGAACGGGAATCGCAGACCACCGGTTTCGATGGTGACCCCGACCAGGGTGTTCTCGCAGTTCATGAACGCGCCGGTGAGTTCCGAGTTGCCTTTCAGGCTCAGTGTCGCCGACGGCAGTTTGTTGCGGGGGTCGGTGCCGGTCAGTTGGATCAGGTCGTCGCCGCATTCGCCGATCGGGCGCCAGAACTTGTCGTAGACGGTGACGATCCAGTCCTTGTCGAACTGCGTTGCGCCCTCGGCGATCTCGTCGGCTGCCTCGCCGCGGGAGATCAGGCTCGGGTCGTTGCGCAGTGCGTCGTTGAGGACTGCGAGCTCGGCGGTGGTCGTTACCACGGCAGCCGCCTCAGCGGTGTTCCGGTGGCGATGACCTGGGAGTCGGCGTTGCCGTCCTCGATTTCTACTTTCACGTAGTACGACTGGATCGGGTTGCCCGGCGACTTGGCCGGAATCGGGTTGGAGAATCGGCCACTGAGCAGCGAGTACGGATTGCCTTGCGGCGCTTGTATTCCGAACAGCGACTCCAGGGCCTGCAGTAGCGGCGGCGTGTTGTTGGCGGTGGCGAAGTTGACGAAGTCCGCCAGGGCCAGCTGCCAGGTGGTCAGCTCCTGCGGTGTCGGCGGGGTCGACGACAGGTCCACCACGCCGCGCTTGCGGGGGTCGGTGCGGATCTGCATGATCTGGTTTCCCAGCAGCGGCCCGAACTCCACCATTTCGGTGGATCCGGGCCCGTTGCCGAACCGGAAGGTGCCCGGTCCGAAGCAGGTGTAGCGGTCCCAGAACGGTTGGTCGCCGGCGTTGCGCCGCTCCAGGAATCCGGACTGGGTGATGGTCGAGTTGTCGGCCGCCGAGAACTTGGTCACGGCTGCCGGTGATGCCTGGCTGATGAAGACCCCTTCACCGGCGTGCATGCCGAAACCCGCCCCGCGGTTGGCCGCCCCGACCGGGGAGCCGGTCCCGTTTTCTGTGACGAGGATGATGGGCACCTGCCCGTGCAGTCCGCGCAGTACCCGGAACTTGCGGACGTTGCCCTCGTATCCGGCGACCAGCGTCCACTTTTCCCCGATCAGCGGTCCCACCGCCAGCGGGCGCTGCCGCAGGACGGTCTCCACGCCGCCCACGAAGTAGGACAGCCGGACCCAGTCGATGCCGAACCGCAGCCGCACGCCGCTGGTGCCCGCCGTGCCCGACGTGTTCATCCGCGCCCAGATGTCGTTGTACGCGGAGTCGAACAGATGCCACTCCGCGAAAGATCCCAGGGTGGTCGAGACGACCTGATTGTCGGTGGCCGAGGTGTAGCCGACGCGCCGGGCCACGACGGTCTGGGCGAGGTTGCTGGCGCCCTCCACCCACACCGCTTCGTGGCCGTTGGCGCTGATGTTGCCGTCGCCGGCTCCGCTGTAGACCAGGTCGTAGTCGGTGCCCAGGTCGCCGGAGTCGGTGAAGTCGAAGTCGTCGACGGCGTCCTCGTAGGCGAAGTCGAAGGTGTCGACGTTCGGGTAGGACTGCCAGAAGCCGCTGTCGGCGCGCAGCCGCAGCGACAGGTTGCCGTCGGTGTCCACCGGGTTCATCGAGTCGGCGGCCGTCTTGAACCATCGGATCGGTGCCCACCACCGGCCCAGCTCGTGGGTGAACCATGCCAGCTCGCTGGTCTGCTTGGCGTCGATGGATGCGATCAGGGTGCGCTCCACCCGGCGCTTGTAGGCGGGGTTGCGGCCGTGGATGTTGACCACCATCTCGACTTCGATCGGGTCGTACAGTGCGTCGATGAACGTCACGCCGTCCTGGGTGGCGCCCTTCTGGTCGATGGTCTGCCACGGCGGGATCAGGCCTTTGAGGTCTTTGATCTCGACCCGTTCCGGCATGGTGCGGTCGGGGATGGACAGCGCGCCCATCATCTCGAACACCACCGACTCGTCGTAGGCCAGCAGCGATACCTTCGGGATGCGGTCGTGCAGCAGGTAGTAGGCGCCGTGTGGCGTCACCGGCCCGGTCGGGTAGCTCTGGGTGACCGTCATACCGCTGCCCCCTGATAGCCGACGCGCAGGTGGTGCGCGATGTCAGCACCGGCGCGGTCCTCGGTGGCTCCGACGTTGGTGTAGTTGACGTTGATCGGGGCCTTACTGAGCTGGCCGCCGAGGCCCTGTGGGTTACCGCGCACCTGCTGTGGACCCAGCGGACCCTGCTGATTCTGTCCGCCTGCGCCGCCGCCCGTCAGGTTGGGTATCGCGGGAGCGGCCCCAGCGATGCCGCCGACCAGTCGGGTCAGCCAGTTGTTGTTGGCCAGCTCGGATGCGCCGAACGGCAGGAAGGTCTCGACCAGGCCGCCCGCGGCTGAACCGGCTATCTGTCCGCCGTACTCGATTGCGCGGTTCGCCAGCTTGATCGCAGTTTCTGCGGCGATCGCCGCCGCCGTTCCGGCGCCGGGTGCCATCGCGTCCAGCGCGGGTCCGGCCGCGCCGACGGCACCGGAGATCAGGTCGCTGCCGGGGATGTTGAAATGGCCGCCCTGTGGGTTGGAGTACGGCTCGACCCCGCCGTAGGTGGTGGACGCCGGGTTGGGCACCATTCCCGACGGCAGTGGTAGTCCTTCCCCGCCGCCGGAGGTGGGCATCTGGCCTCTGCTGCTCCAGACGCCGGCGGTGCTGTTCGGCGCGGGGGACGGGCCTGACGGCAGTCCCAGCGCGTTGGGCGTCGGCATGCTCGGGCTACCGGCCGACGGGTAGATGCCGCCGGTGCTGCCTGTCGTGCCGCCCTGGTTGACGGCCATCGGTCCGAAGCCGTAGGAGGCACCGCCGAAGCCGCCCGCTGCGCCGTAGGCGCCCAGCAGTCCCACGCCGCCCTTGGCGCCGCCGTTGGCCTGGCTGACCCCTCCCAGCATGCCCAGCACTGGCGCCATCGCCAGGTTCGCGATGAACTTGGTCAGGTTCTCGGCGATTCCGGCGAGACCCTTGGAGATGCCGAAGTCGGAGTCGATCGACGCGCCGAATTTCTCCATGCTGCTCTTCGTCTTGTCGAGGGTGCCCATCCGCGCCTTGATCAGGTCATCCTGCT